AGTGTGAGCAAGGGAGAACTCGACACCGGAGGCTATCTCTCCTGTGACATATCCTTCTTAGCTTTAACTCCTTGGTACAGTGCAAACCCTGCTACTCTTTCCTTTGACGAGAGCATACTGCACGGTATAAAGAGATACGACTATAACTACGAGTACAAGTACGGCAACACTACGACACCAGGAGAGCTGGACTTCACAGTATCCGGGGACTACGATGCTGCAATATACTTCGTTGCTCAGGGCGGACTGGAAGACCCTGTACTTACACTGCTTAACAAGAGCACCGGAGCAATAATAGGGCAGGTAGATCTAACAGGCCTGACAGTAAACGACACCCAGCAACTAGTCTTTGCAACGACCAAGAAGCGTAACGGGATCTGGATAAAGGAAGGCACGACCTACACCGACATAATAGACCAGGTAATACTTACGCCTGGCGTAGAGGTGTTCTTTAATGCACCGAGGAACACGGACTTAACGATACGCTTCACTGTATCAGGAACACTGCAGACAGCCACGAGCTTAACCCTGTATGAGTACTACAAGACGAGGTAAAGCCAATGAAGGTATACATCAAAGACAGAGAGACCTTTAGTACAAAGGCTGCGCTCGACTGCTACAGCTACACTCTGGTAAAGAGCATATATACTGACCTCTCGGAGCTTGTAACCGAGTACAGCGATCAGGCAGAGCTTGGCGACATCCTCATAGACAATAAGGGATACCTTGGAGTAATAAGCAACCTTGAGAGAGAGGATAAGGGAAGCCTTGCGATAAAATGCCAGGACATAAGTACTCTGTTCTCCAGAAGCATAATATACCAGGGCGATGCAGATAACATAAACGCAGAGAACTACCTCGAGCAGTATCTTTACGAGCAGTACGGCGGAGATCAGAGCGACCCGTTCTATCAGCTTGCTTATATAAGCGTAGACAGACAGACAAGCACTACACCCTGCATACCTGACACTGAGGATGGCCTCTGGAACTGCAAGAGCTACATATCCCGTATTAGAAGGCTGTACGGGATCTATACAGACTTTGAGGCAAACAACCTCGACGGAAGGCCTGTACTCAAGGTAACAATAGCAAGGAAGCAGTTAGATCCTAAACGAGTATTTACCACTAACAGGAATGTAGACATAACAGAGGAGACCTTCTCTAATACCACGATAGCTAAGATAACGGCCTACACGAGAGGCGACACTCCCACGGCCAACGATTACTACATGACGAGCTCCGGAACCTACACGACCAACCCTGACGATCCTAACAGGATCTCCGGAGACTGGGAGTACCTGGAGATCCAGGAAGGCGAGAGCGAAGCAGAGCAGGTCCTTAATAAGTTTAAGGAAAATACCTACTCGCACAAGATAAGCTTTATCGTACCTGAGAACGAGGCAAGGTACGACTTCTACGACCCTGTGGTAGTAGAGCTTAGATCTCAGTACTATGACAGCTACATTGCTAAGAAGATTAAGCACGACAACGGGACTATAGAGTATGTTTGCGGAGAGCTTAGAACCAGCTTAACCGACAAAATAAACAAGACATTATAAGGAGACTTTAAACAATGGCAATTAAAGGCGCTACTTTTGACTTACAGACAGTGCTTGCTAAGTATGACGGAGCTATGTATAACGCACTGAGCAACAACCATGACGGGTATGTATCCTGGACAGGCTCAGGCAATCCTATCACCTTTACAGATACAAACGTCCTTACTTTGAAGAACGGCTATATACTTGTTCACGGCAGGCTTATCGTAGTAGACGGAGCTACAGGCATTACGCTAAATCCTGGCTCAAGCATAAGCTCCGGAGACGGCAGACTTGTACTGCAGATTGATACCAGCAAGACCAACACACAGACAGTACTTAACCAGGTAGAGATACTGCAGGAGTATAAAGCTACCAGTGCTTCCTGGAGAGCGCTCTCTACAGACGACATTAACGCACTGAGCACCGGAGTTTACGAAGTGCAGCTGTGCCACTTCACAGTAGCTAACGGCACAAGCTCCGGAGTGCAGATAGACATAAGCACAGATACCATTATAGGAAACCTTCAGGACGACATAGAGACACTGGCAGACAACCTGGAACAAACTGCTTCTGATGTAGGCGACCTCCAAGCTTTAGGCTTATCAGTACCTATCCCTGTCAACAAGGGAGGAAGCGGACTTACAAGCTCTCCGAGTATGCTTACGAACCTTGCCAGCAATGCAGCTGCAGGTATCTTCCAAGCCTCTCCGAGACCGGGCGTAACCGGAACGCTACCAATAGGTAACGGAGGCACCGGAGCGAGCACAGCAGCAAACGCTATTACAAACCTCGGCGCCGTAGGGCAATACTTCAACAGCTCAGCGACTGACCTGAATACTATGCTTACGGCCGGCATATATAGACTACAAACAAATGTAACAAACTATCCTTCAGGTGCCACATCAAACTATTCCACATTGTTTGTAATTAGAGGAACATCCAACGCAGATACAGCAACGCAGGTTTTCTCGTCGTACAATGACGACAACCTCTGGTACCGAAAAGTTAGAGGAGTATCGTCCACTCCTTCGTTTGGTTCATGGGTAAGGTGGACTGGCTTCAAGGACATAACAAAGGTAACATACATAAACTCAGCGCTAACCGGATTACAAGCAAAGAGGCTTCAGGTCTCTTCTCAGGCTGTAATTCAAGGATACGGCTTCGTAACAGCAACAGCCAATGCAGACCACATTACACTTCCGGCTGGAACATATAGGATACATACTAATTTTAGAGCTAATCCGGGAGCAAACGGATTCATAAAGACTTGCTTGAAAATTGGTAATACATCAACACTATTTGTAATTACTGACCAGTTTTATGCCGGAGCTGGATGTGGCACGAATGGGAGCATTATAGGAGTTAATGCAACAGATGTTATCAATCTGACAGCAAGCACAGATATATATTTCTTGGTAATGAGCCAGAACAATACAGAGGGATGCGAAGGCTCGCTGACGATTGAGAGGCTCGGCTAATATGTTAAGTAAGCAGGTAACAGAGCATTTTAAGAAGCTCTACGATGCAGGAGCCCTTTATGTTTGGAGCTTTAACTGCCAGACAATAGACAGGCAGAGCATAGACAAGGCTATAGCTTCACATAAAGGCGACAAGCACTATAACGAGGCATACTACGAGGCAAAGCTGAAGGAAGGCGAAGGGAAGCCAGGAGCTGACTGCTCCGGCTCCTTTTTTCCTGTCTCCGGTTTTGACACAACGGCTCAGGGATACTACAACCGCTGTATCCTTAAAGGCAATATAAGCGACATACCTTACAGCAGACCTTGTATGGTGTTTATCAAAGGTACCCGTAAGATAGACCATATTGGCTGGTATGATGGAGCAGGCCGTGTCTATGAAGCTAAGAACTCTAAGGAGAACTTCAGGCACGACAGCATTAGCACCAGAAGATGGACATACTACGGAATACCGGACTTCGTAGACTACAGCGACCAGGTACCGGAGGAGAAAACAGTAATGATAGAGTTAGACGTACTTAGAAAAGGGAGCAAGGGAGACCAGGTAAAGACCCTCCAGAGATTACTTAAGGCTTTAGGCTTTAGTGTAGGGCTTAGTGGTATAGACGGAGACTACGGCAAGAAGACAGAACAGGCCGTAGTTAAATTCCAGACCAAGCACAAGCTGACGGCAGACGGGATCGTAGGAGCTAAGACATGGGAGGCACTTCTGAAATGACAAGCATTATATCTTTTAGCATAATAGTCTGGATCTTTTTGGACAGGTTTAAAAAGCTGTGGCAGAGCAACAAGTACTCAAGCATTATTACCAGTGGATTAGCGCTCCTGTTTGGTCTCGCCATAGCTTTTTTATATAATCTCGACTTGGTAGTAGAGCTGGCTCTCTCAGAACAGCCTACGATCTTAGGACACATCTTTACAGGCCTTGCGATAATGGGCGGGAGCAGCTGCATTAACGAGCTACTCCAAAAGATAGCTAACCCCTTCGACACAGACATAACGGAGGGCGAGTAATGGAAAACGCAGAGATCATAAAGCACGAAGAACAGATAAAGACCTTGTTTAGCTCTGTGGCTGACATCAAAGAAGAAGTAAGCAAGATACACGACCTAACGGCACAGATAGCTACTATCTCTGCGCAGATCGAGAACCTAAGCAAGCGCTTACTTGATAATAATAACTTGTTAGAGCGACAGATAGAAGCAACTACGCAAAGGGTACGCTCCTTGGAGGAGGACCGGAGCTTTAAAGCAAAGTAT